TAGACTGATCACATCAACAAACGAAACAACCCATGACGACCTACAACGGTTGGGCAAACTACGAAACCTGGAACGCTTCCCTCTGGGTTCAGAACGACGAGTTCCTCTACAATACCGCTAAGGCGTGTGTGACCTTCTGCGGTGACAACGAGACCCCGTGGCAGAAGTTCGTCCGCTGCATGACGCAGGGACAGATCGGACGCCACATCGGGCAGACCCCCGACGGCGTAGCGTGGGATGACTCCAAGATCTGCAGCGTGGAGATGAACTCCCTCATGGCAGACCTGGGGTGACCCCCCGCAGGGTGCTATACTGAGACCACACACAACCAACCTACCATGTCCAACCGCCAAGGCGCCATGCTCAAGATTGCAGTTGCTGCCGTTCTGCTCTGCCTGCTCTGGGAACCGATCCGCCCGATCCGTACTGTGACAGCAGAAGCACTGTACACTGCAGGCGACCTGATCGCTCGCTGACCCTGTAGACTAATCACAACAACACAGACGACATGACCCCGAAGCAACTCCCCGCTAACCACATCTTCGGCACCAACGCCAAGCAAGGCAAGCAGGTCGGCAAGCAACCCCCCAACCTCGGCGTGATCTATTTCATGATGTCCGCCAGCAACGCCGTCACAGCAGACACCAGCGAGTGGGTCGCTGTCAAGGTCGGTCTGGCGTCAGGTGGTGAGGCAGAGACCTACAAGGTCCTTTGCAACCACCAAACCAGCAACGACGGGGACACCTTCTACCATGCCCTGCTGCCTGTGACCAACGTCGGCAGAGCAGAGGCAAAAATCCACGCCTACCTTCGCGCCAAGGGGTATAGCACCCTGCACGGTGCCGACAGCAAGGTGCCCGCCAAGTATCGCAAGTATTACCAGCAGCAGGAGGGCGGCAGTGAGTGGTTTGTGCTGCCCATGTCTGTGCTGGATGAGACGATTGCCCTGTTCCGCGATGACCTGCCCACGCCTGCCCCTTGGGTTGATGGGTGGATCGGTCAATCCGAGAAGAATCCCCCCATCCTCTTCCACTATGATGCAGAAGGTCTGCCCCGTTGTGATCTGCGGGGTCGCTATGGTCGCCCCCCTGAGGAGAAGGTGCTGCGCTTTGCCTGGCAGTATCGCAACCTGACAGGGTTCGCCCCCACGGCATCGCTTGGAGCATCTCGCAAGCGGGTGCGCTGAGCAGACCCCCCATCCTAGCACACCTCGGACAGTATTTTATACGTAGTACGGGGGTACTAGCGGCGCCAAGCGGTTTCCAAAAACCCAAACCTCCCCTAACCTACAAAAGTATCCCAACGACCGATAAATACTATTGGAAATTCATTTTTCCAAACCATTGAAATTAAAAAAATTTTCCCCAGAAAAAATCATGACAGAACCCGTTGTAATTACTGAAGAAACTGTGATCAATCCTGGTCCGCCCGAATTTGAAGAATCTGTAAAGGCAATGAATCAATTGAGAGAGGATCCGAAGTTCATGGTAACTATTCATGAACGCCAACTTGAGAGGATCACGATGGTTATTGAAGAAATGGCGCAAAGAATTCTAAATCTTGAAGAAAAAATCAATGAAATAGAATTAGCTGCGAGATTTCCTCATACAGATTCGCCTATTCCTAATTTACCAGATGGTCCTGGGAGGTTAAAGACAAAATGAATCACTACGAGCAAGATCCTAATTTTTATGAAAAGGTTCTGCAAAATTTTGATCAATTTTGTGACCAATTTGAAGCAGCAGCAGCTAGACGTTTTGCAGGATTAGATAATGAATCAAGACAACCAATTAACAATGCAGAGGTTCAACGAGTTACTCCAGTCGCTGTCCGAGAGATTGACGATGGTGGAGAAGAAGGTATCACTCTTAGAACACCCCCAATTGATGTACAAGCCTCCTCAATCCCAGAGTTATCAGACTATAGCGGAAACGCTTGATAGTCTACATAATAAGATAGAGGAGTTGCAAAATGGCAGGGGAAATAGTTAATCCAGGAATGCTTGATAGTCCTTCTGTAATTGGAGCGACAACGTATCCGCCCTTAGCGATTGGTGGTGTATTAAAGGTTTTGGATAAACCTACACCTGAAGGTGGTATATACACGACAAATGGTATTGGTAAGACACTTCCAGATGGATCACCGAATCCAAATATCTTACCGATCATGATCATGGATATAGAAAAGTCTGCAGGTACATATCCTCCAGTGCCTGGTGTCGCACCACCGCCAACCCCACCAACGCCTGCTACGATCACTCGCACAGGAATCTCTCCTGTGATGAATCCTCCGCAGACAGGCGTGTATTTTAGAGGCAACTTGGTGTCCGTGGCAGGAGATGGGATGATAGCAGCACCTCCCACGACACCACCTATTAGAACAATTATTGAGAATGTATTGACATCTCCAACACTTTATCCTACAATCATCATTGGTACAAAAACCATTTAAAGTATTATGGCAGCAAGATCAAAAGTCGGACTAGTAAAAACAAATTATGCTCCTGGCAAACCGAAGAAAACTCGGCAAGGGCGTAGTCAAAATACGCATCTTGGAGCGTCTTCACGAAATACTGGTAGAAAACGTTATAGAGGGCAAGGACGTTAAGCGACGAGCGCCGAAAACTCCGAAAACTGAATATTGGGATAGTAACCCCAATAAAAGTTCTGTGTAGTTACAGAGAAGAGTTATGGGAAACCATTTTCATGTAGATAAAAGTCATGACTTTGTTGAAGAAGGAATGACACTCATTACAGAAACAGATTCAGATATCTATCTGAATATGGCGGCAAAAAGAAATAGGAACAAGAAAAAAGAAGAACTTTATGATATTCCTAAAGATCGTATGAGTCGCCCATGTGGTGGCGCTGGTGGTTTTGACGATTTTATTGAAAGATGGCATGTTTAAAGGTCACTAAATAACTAGTGACTTCATAGACTGTTAATGGCAGAAACTTCCAATCTCTCATTTAGAGATATTAATATTACGTTTAAAAAACATCCTGTTACTGATGATCTTGTTGTCAGTAAAGATGCTGCTGCCATTAAACAGTCTATTGCAAATATTTTGTTGACAAACAAAGGCGAAAAGCTTTTTAATCCAGATTTTGGTTCTGATATTAGATCTTATTTGTTTGAACCTCTTGATTATGCTACTGCAGCACAGGTTACGAGTAATATCCAATACACGTTAAGTCAATACGAACCAAGAATTAGAGTATTAGAAATTTCAACAATTCCAAATAGCGACGATAATCGTTTTGATGTTGAGATGACCTATGAAATTATTGGAGCCAATGCGCCACCAACAACTGTAGAGTTATTTCTGACCAGGACGCGATAATGCCATACACGCAATTAAATAATCTAGATTTTAATGAAATCAAGATTGCTCTCAGAGAATACATGAGAGCACAAACAGATTTTACTGACTATGACTTTGAAGGTTCTGTTCTAAGTCAGTTATTAGATGTATTGGCATATAATACGTACTATACCGCGTTCAACACCAACATGGTGGTGAATGAAATGTTCTTGGATTCTGCCACGTTAAGAGACAATGTGGTAGCATTAGCGAAACAACTTGGATATTCGCCAAAGTCAGCAATTTCTCCGAAAGCTGTTGTTAATTTTACAGTAACCTATAAGAATATTAATACTGCACCATCCGCAACAATTTTCAAGGCAGGTAGTGGTTTTGTTACAAATTATGATGGTACTCTATACCGTTTTATCCTAAGAGAAGATAGACGATCAGAAGTATCTAATGGTGTATCTACATTTCAAAATGTTGAAATTTATGAAGGTTCTTTGATTACTACATCCTACACAGTTAATCAGGCACTAAAGAATCAACGATTTGTTATTAATAATCCTGGTGCTGATATTAGTACTTTAAAAATTTTAGTCTATGAATCCAACACTAGCAGCGTTTATGAAGAGTATAAAGTTGTAGATTCAATTTTAGATATTGGTTCTAATGATAAAGTATACTTCATCAACGAAGGCGAAGATGAGTCATATGAGATTTTCTTTGGTGATGGTATACTCGGCAAGAAGTTAACCGATAATCAAGTCATCAATATAAGTTATATTGTAACAAATGGATCAGATACAAATGGCGCAAAGTCTTTTACGTTTAATGGTAATATTGTAGATGAGAATCAAGTATTAATTACTGTTCCCTTTACTGTTGGAGCAATCACAACGACCGCTAAAGCAGTTGGTGGTGCCGAGATTGAAAGTATTTCAAAGATTAAGTTCAATGCTCCTAAGTTCTTTGGATCTCAGAATAGAGCAGTTACAGCAAGTGACTATGCTGCAATTGTGAGAAACTTATATCCATCTGTAAGTGATATTATTGTATTCGGTGGTGAAGACCAAGAACCACCAGCATATGGTAAAGTCTTCATTTCTGTAAAACCAAATGAGGCAGCGAGTTTATCTTCACTTACAAAAAGTGAATTAGTGGATCAATTGAAGAAATATTCAATTGCTTCGGTAAGACCAGAATTTATTGATCCATCAATTTTATATGTTGAACTTAATAGTAAAATTTATTACAATAAAACAAAAACCAATTTGTTACAGACTCAAGTGGCAGCAAAAGCTGCTGGTGCAATTCAAGAATACTTACAGACATCAGAGACAGAAAAGTTTAACGGTAAATTCAGATATAGTAAGTTTGTTGGTGTAATTGATAACTCTGATCGTGCAATTAATTCAAATATTACTGATATAACTTTAAGAAAAGATTTTTATGCTCAAATTAATGCATCTTCATATTATGAGATTTGTTACCAGAATGCTTTTCTAGAAGATTGTGATGAACCAGTTGTATCATCTACTGGAATGACGGTCTTTGAGTATCCTAATTATACCTCGTATTTGGAAGACAGGAATGGCAAAATTGTCCTATATAGACTAGATTCTGTGACTGGTGAAAAAGTTCTTTTGAATGATTCCATCGGTGATGTTGATTATGTCAAAGGTGAGATTAAAATGTATAACTTCACAATCTTAAAAGGATCATTTTCTGACAATCGCATTGAGTTGAGAGTAAAACCAGCGAATAAAGATATTGAAGTTAAACGTGAGGTATATCTTGATGTAGATATATCACAAAGTACTTTTGTAGCATATAAAGAGTAGTTTAGATGTTAAAAACTGCGAATAAAATCTCATTCCTAATTGAGTCTCAACTACCAGACTTCATCAATGAAGAGTATGAACTTTTTGGCAAGTTCATACAAAAATACTACGAGCAATTAGAATTACAAGGACAACCGCTAGACATCATTCAAAATCTAGAAGTTTATCGTGATATTGATTTTTATGAGAAGAATGTTCTCACACAATCAACTACATTATCTGGTGCAATCACATCAACCAATGATACGATCACCGTTGCTGATGCGACATCATTCCCAAAAAACGGTGGTTATATTAAGATTGACGATGAAATTTGTTTTTACAAGCAAAGAACAGATACTCAGTTTCTAGAAGTTAGTCGTGGTGTAAGTGGCAACACAACTCTTGGAGATTTGTACACAAGTAGCACATTTGTAACAACTCAAGCAGAAACTCATGTTGCTGGATCAACAGTACAGAATATTAGTAACTTATTTTTGTATGCTTTTATAAAAAGTTTTGAAAAGCAGTACCTTGCAGATTTTCCAGAAAAATATTTAAAAGAAAACGTAGACAAGAGATCATTAATTAAAAATATTACTTCGTTTTATCAATCAAAAGGTACAGATAATTCAATCAAGTTTTTATTCAAGTGCCTCATTGATAATGATTCTGAACCAGAAGTTACGTATCCAAGGGATTTTACATTAAAAAGTTCAGAATCAAATTGGATTCAAGTATATGCATTACGAGCACAAATTACTTCAGGAGTTCCAGAAAATTTAATCGGCAAAAAAATCGTTCAAGACATTGCTGGAAAATATGCTTCTGCTGTTGTTGATAATGTAAAATTTGCTGGTACTTTTGATGGCAAAGATCTTTACGATATCGTTCTTGCTGAGAATAGTATCAATGGTCAATTTGAAATTTCTGCAAGAACAAAATTAACAAAACCAATTTTATCTTCAGACTCAGTAGGAGACAGAATAAACGTATTTTCAACCATGGGTTGGAAAACAGAGGGGCAATTCAGAATAGGAACTGAGGAATTTACTTTTGAAGACAAAAATGTAAATCAGTTTATTATAAAAACTAGATCTGGTTCTACAGCACATTTTATTGGCGAATCTGTAACCTATGGCGCAAATGTGTCTGGATCTGGTGTCAATTTACTTGTTTATGGAATTTTATATGGTCTCACCACAGAAAATTCTTTTCCATATGCAAATCCTGGAGATTTTGTTGAAATTTCCGAATCTGGATTTTTAACAAATGATATTAAAATTTTTGATGCACAAAATAATCTTAGATGGATTACTACAACAGGAATTCCTAATTCTCAAAATCATGCAAGTGTTTCTTCTGCAATTAAAAACTTAAATTCAAATGTCTCAGCGATTTTTGAAGATGGTACAGGATATTACATTACCTCATCTGGGTTTCCATCACATGACATTATCAAATCTGGTATCACTGATATTCCAAGTGATGTTTTAGATCAAAAACTTTTAAGAATTATAAGAAAGTATCCAATACAAACAACTGAAATTTATGAGACAAAATATAGAGATGTTGGTATTGGTATTAATGGTATTCCATTTTTAAGTTATAAAGACGAAGATATTGTATTAAATGGTCCTATAGAAAGTATTAAGGTTGGATTGCGAGGATCTGGTTATCAAAAAGCGCCATTTATATTAATTAATGGTGTTGGTGGTTTAGCCAGATCTATTCTTGCTGGTCAAGTTGTTGATAGAATTATTGTTGATTCTCCAGGAAGTTATAATCAAACTCCAACTATTGAGATTCTTTCTGGAAGAAATGCTGCTGTAACAGCAATCGTTACAAATGGAGAAATTACTAGCATCAAGATTGACGATCCTGGTGAATATTATTCTTCTCCTCCCCAGGTAAGAATTACAGACACATCTGGTAAGGGTAGATTTGCCGATTTTCGTGCCCTTGTTTCTTCTGCAGGAGAACTTGTCGGATTTGAGAAAGTAAATGGTGGAAGACTTTATACAAAAGAAAACGTAGTTGTAGATATTATTCCTGTTGGATTTGGAGCAACAGCAACAGCAAATATTAAAGTATGGAGAAAAGACAAGTATTTTAAAAATCTATCCAAACTTGATAGTAGCAATGGTTATTTCTTTAAAAATTATATTGAATCTCGTGGGTATGGGTATGCATATTATGCATCTCCAAATGCCTTAAGACAGTCTGATACTGGTTCTAATCACTCCTCTATTTTAGGATTTGCATATGATGGCAATCCAATTTATGGTCCTTATGGATATCAAAATCCTTTAAATGCTCAAAGTTCTATTGTCCGAATGACAAGTAGTTACTTTAGAAATACTTCAAGGATCAATGGTCCAACAACAGCAGTATATCCATTAGGAACATTTATAAATGATTATTCTTATATTGATAAGTCTGGATCTCTTGATCAAAATAATGGAAGATTCTGTGTAACTCCTGAATTTCCCCAGGGCACTTATGCATATTTTATTACAGTCAGCTCAATAAACGAACCAGAATTTCCCTATATTGTAGGGCAGAATTATTACTCTCTTCCTATTGATTCAAATTACAATTCAGAAATCTCACAAAATGATCTTCCAGTTAGTGCAAAAAGATTGAGAACTGTTGATATTGATTCTAATGGTGATTTATCTATTGCTAAAATTGAAGATGTAAAAAGTGGAACTGTCTCATCAGTTTCTATTTTAGATAGCACAAATAATTTTTCTGTTGGATCAGAAGTTATTGTAAACAACAATCAAACTGGTGGGTTTGGTGCAGAAGCAAAGGTTTCTTCTGTAAAAGGGAGGACAGTAACTTCTATTCATTCTCAAACAAATAAAATTTTATTATTTGATTTAGTTTCAACTGCTTATCTATTCAACGGTGATACAATTACACAAGCAATAACAGGTGCTACTGGTAAAATTGTTGGTAATGTCTTCACTGGTAATAAATTTGCTCTGAAAGAAGTTTCTGGAACATTTAATAAATCTGAGGTATTAAGTTCAAATACAAAAGTTCTTTCACTAATTTTAGATAAAAATTCATCATATACAAAAGGCGCAATACTATCATTCTCAAATGGTATTACTGCTCCTGTTGCAACTGGAGAGGTTCTTGAGTCAACGTCAAATCAAAATACAGTAAAAGTAAAAGTTTTAACTGGGACATTTAGTATTTCCACTACATTATTCTTAACCAGTTCTGATTTGATCAATACCACAGGTTCTAAAATTGTTACTATCAATTCATTAAGTGATGACTTAATTATTTTTAACATCAAAGACAATGTTGCTTTACTAACTACAAGTGATAAACATGGTGTAGCGATTAATGAATTTATTGATGTTGATATCAATCCAAATGATACGACTACTTCAACTACTTATTATGTAAGAAGTCGTATATACCAAGAAGTCACTTTTGTTACACCAGTTTTACAAAGAACTTTAAAAGATACTGGTATCGGTAGATTGGAGATTTTAAATGGTGGCGAAAATTATACACCAGGAACTTATCCTGGAATATCGTTGTCTGGAGGATCTGGGAAAAATGCGACAGCTACTATTAAGGTATCTTCTGCTGGATCTGTAATAAGTGTAGTAATAACTAATAAAGGAACTGGATATCAAAAATTTGATTTATTGACAGTTGGAAATGCAGCTTTATTGAAGACCAACACAACAACTCCTGATTTAACTTTACGAGTAGATCATTCTGGATTTGGATTGCAAAATACAGAATTATTTGTTGACAGCACAATTGGATTTAGTGTTGGAGATTACTTAAAACTTGGTAATGAAATTTTATTAATTCAAAGTAAGACAACAACTAAATTGAATGTTTTACGAGCACAAAAAAATACAATTGCAGTAGATCATTTTGATAATTCTGCAGTGTTCCTTTATGATGGTGGATACACCCTACAGAGTGGTTATCAGGTTGGTACAGGGGCAGCTGCGCCAATTTTGCTATCATATGATAATCTTACTCAGAAAGCTGTTTTTGTTTATGGATATAATCAAACATTAGATAATATTTCCGAATTGACTCTATCAACAGTATTTTTTGATCAAAGCACAAATCAAAGATTAATCACGATTTTAGAAATTTCGGAACCAAAACTATACTTTGAATTTTCTACAAATAATACCAATTTTGAAAAAAATAAGATTATTGATATCAAGAAATTCTACAAATATAAATTTGATGTTTCTCATTCTTCAATGACAAATGTTAATTTTGATTTTTCTCCTAGTATTAATTTAAATCTAGTAACACTGGAAAAAACTGTTTCTGGATCAATAGTTAATATTAAACTTGGATTTGGACCTACAATTTCAACAAATCAATATTCCAACAAACAAGAAGTTCCATTTAAAAAATATTTTTACTTTGATAGAAATAGTAAAGTAAACTCAGAAGGCGCATATCTAAATGTAATTAATGACCCTCTACAAGGCAGAAAGAAGGCATTGTATGTAACCGACAGTCAGATTGTATATGATACAACAATCAAGGCATCTCATGACGGTTCTGGGGCAATTTCGTATACTTCAGAATCTGCATTTTCTATCGGTAAAATTAATACAATATCAATTACAAATATTGGTAATGATTACAAGAAAATTCCTGTAGTCAGTGGAATTGTTCCTTCCAATGAATCAAAAGCTCTTGCATCATGTACCATTTCAAATGGTAGAATTTCTAGTATTAATTTACTGAATGCTGGTAAAAATTACTCAAAACCAGTTGTTGTTGCTTCTGGTAATGCTTCATTAAAAGCAGTGGTTGATGCTGGAAAAATTACAGGTATTGTAATTGATAATCCTGGATCTGGATATACGACTGCTCCCGAAATTAAAATTGCAGAGTCTGATGTTATTGCATTCTTTAATAGTGATGATATCGGAAGTCCAAGAAATGTAAAAGTAATCAATGTTGGAGGATCTTATCATAATGATAAGACACTATCATCTTCATTTAGATCAAATTATATACTGAAAGTATCAAATTTTGAATACGATGCCTTTAATGTTGGAGAAACTATTGTTCAAAAATATGGATCTAATGAAGTTGCACGTGCAAGAGTGACTTCTTGGAGATATGGATCAAACTTACTACTTGTTGATAGAGTTGTTGGTATTTTTAGAGAAAATCAACAAATTCTTGGATTATCAAAAAACAAAACTGCTAATTTGGAATCTATTTCCTTTACTGAGTTTTCTGCTAATATCAAAACATATTATGATAATCAAGGATATTATAAGTCGGATTATGGTAAGATTAGTAATTCATCCCAAAGAGTAGCGGATTCTTATTATTATCAAGATTATTCATACCTAGTAAAATCAAAAACATCTATTGATACCTGGAGATCTTTAATTAAATCTACAACACATCCAGCGGGGTTCCAGATTTTTGGTGAAGTCCTTATTGAATCCGATTCTGAAGCACGTATGAATGATGATACTTTAATTAAGAATACAAGTATCATTCAATTATGGGATGAAAATAAAAATAAAGTAACTGTTGTCAATACAACGAAAAAAACTACTCAAAGCATTGCCTTAGTAAAATCTTTGGAAGTTGAAAGAGGTATTGGTTCTGTAGCATTAGATACTGCAAATTACTCAGAAATTTTAGCAAAACCAATATACTTAACTCAAGATTTTGATGGTGCTTTTACTGATAAAGGAAACCTTGAAGGAACTACTATTTTTAATCTGGTTGATGAATCTAATAACGCAGTAATTCCATACAATGAACAAGCATTAACAATTACAATTGATGGTATCTTGCAAGAACCAAAAGTTGCATATACCGTATCTGGGGATAAAATTATTTTTTCGCAACCACCATTGGGTCCATCTATAACAGATGGTCAAGATGCTCCAGGTGTCAGATTTTATGGGAGATGGTTCCAATTTAAAACAAATACTTTAAACCAGCAATACTTCAAAAAGATTAGAAACATTTTCCAGCGAAATGGAAGATGGATAGATGCTGCAAATCAATTAGAAAGGAATAGAGAATATATTCAAAATGAAACTTTGGGCTATATTAAATCTAAATATCCAAATTTAACATGGGGTATTTTAAGTACAAAATG